CCTGTAGCTACACACAGATAGTGCCGGTCAGACTGTATACTAAAGTCAAACGTCTTAACGTCAGAGGTTGCTGTAGTCTCAAACAATACATTAAACTCAGCCAACTCTATTCTCTGAGTCCCTAAGTCACCAGTGTCACCCTGCCGCACCAAACGCACATACGGTGTCGCTATAGTATCAGTCACTTTGATCCTAAAGGACTGGTATCCAGCGTTGATCTGTATAGTTTGTTGAGTAGCCCAGTCAGTATTGTTGCTGCTGGTTTGCACTCTTAGGTAGGCCGTGTCTGTGTTATCAACGGTCAGCTTGATGTCTTGCACGTCAATGAAGCGGATACCATTAGTGGTAGTGCTCATATTATAGTGCGCCACAACGTACTCTGTTGCCCCTGTGCCGGACGTTCCAATGTTAGTGGTAGTCAGCCCTACGGTAGCAGGGTTAAAGTCGTTTATATTAGCTGGTGTTCCGCCATTGGGCATGGTGGCAGTAAACGTACCAGTAATGTATGGCCCTAACTGAGCAACTGGCTCATCGATATGCTCTGTGCCTGGTCGTCTTTTAACACCACCCTGCGGCACAATGACTACGTTCTCAGCAGTCTGTAAACCAGCATAGTATTGATTAAGGTCTGTGCGGCCCTTTAGTAGAGGCGATAGCTCACCGCTAGTAAAGCTGGCTTGCAGGAATTGTGACTCAGCCATTAGTACCTCACATTAATAAATGGTTGGCTTCTAAGCGGCTCCGTTGGGTATTGTTGTGAGTCAGTGTAACGCGCCATACGGGATGCGTTCTCGTACTTAGCAGCGTTAATTTGTGCTGATGCAGCACTGTCCCTGATGGAAGGCGCAAAGTCCATTGCTAGTGCGTACTCGATCATCTTAGCAAAGTAGACAGGCCATTCACCTTCCGCCACGTTTGCTATGTAATCAACGTACAAAGGCCCAGATGTATTGGCATACACCTTGTCGCCATAGATTCTGTATTGTATTGCAGGGTCTAGCTTAACTACATTAATCAGGTCAGCAGGAAGCTGGTAGATGTTTTGGTAGTCATTGCCTACTGGGGTTTCTGTAGTCAGTGCTAACTGCGCTAATCGTCGAGCAAAGCCCCAGCGATACTTAGACATCTCAGCCTGTACGATGTTGTCGTACAAGTTGTTAGCTACTGTTTCTGCGCGTGTGTTACCACTTAATGATGTGACAGGCAGGTCGCCAATCAAAATCAAGGCGTTAGAAATTAACTTAATCTTCTCTGCCATACTAACCTCAGTAAGAAAGGGGGCCGAAGCCCCCATTCAGTTTTACGCGGTAATTACTGTACCTGCGGCACAAACAACGGTAGTACCGTCATTTGATTCTACATAGGAAATACGTCCAGTAGGAGTAGTTCCAGTAGTACCGATAACCAGCAGAATGTCGCCAGCGCTCAGTTCCGCTGCTGCGTTAGCAAAGTAGTTAGTGTCAGCTACAACCGCTGAAGTAGCTTCAGTAGTTGTGTACTGCCAAGTAGCACCACCGTTGCCAGAACCGCCAATGCGGGATAGATCAGATCGAACAAAAGCCATGATAGTCTCTCCTTATGCAGTCTGAGTGTATTGAACTTTAACCAAACCGCCTTCGTCGCGAACAACAGAGCCAGCCTTCAGCATGCCGTTACACAACCAAGAAGTACGCTCAGCAACCCAGTCGATCTCAGTCTTCATGTCGATGCCGATGGCGAGGCCAACAGCAGGACGCTGGAAGAAGTAAGAATCAACTACGTTTCCAGCTACAGTCAGTCCACCTTCTGCGCGTGACTCAAGGATTACAAACTTGAAGCCAGCCAGAGTGTCAACGTCGCCGTTTACGAGAGCTTTAATAGCTTGGTAGTCAGAAGAAGTTGCCTTCTCGTCATTCAACAGTCCGCCTAGACCCAGTGCGTTTACAGCAGCAAACAGCTCAGAGTTAGGTACACCTTGGTCGCGCAGCTCAACCTGGGCTTTAATTACTTTAGCCATGTTCAGGTTAGAACCAGTGCCACCTACGTTGGTGCCGATAGTTGTAGTCAGAGGAGTAGAAGCGTCCATAGCATCGATAACAAGCTGGTCAGTACGACGACCCAGAGCACCAGCAATAGTGTTAGCCAGTTCCTGCTTCTCATCAAAGTTGACATCTTTAGCATCAAACATGTCAGTGTACTCTGGAGCATTCCAGTTAGTCAGAGTGGCAGTCTTGAACTCGTGCGCCACATCCATAGGAGTTACCAGATCAGAAGTAGACTTCTGGTTGGCAAGACCCTTACCCATACGGCGGAACTTGTAAGTATCGCCAATTACATTGTTGCGCTGAGTTACAGCACCTTTCAGCAGGCCCATGCCCTGATAGGCATGCTTGACCATACTGTCAAACTCTGTGACCGCTACGGCCGATAGATTTTTACTCATAATAATTTCCTCGAAAAAGAGTAAAGTAAATAGTTTTTCAAGGTTTTTGCTGAGTACCCAGTAAATTGGTCAGCATCCAACCTAATTTACTGGGCCTAAGAGAAAGGGTATCCAGTGGACAGATTATACCCCGAATGACACTTATGTATCAACCAATGGTGCGGTGGTGTGGTGTATCCCCGCCGTAATCGTGCATCATCTTCTGGATTTTGCGCTCATGGTTGGTATCTACACTGCGTAACAACTGACCATTCTCGTTCTTCCTGAACATCTCATTCTCAATGTCAGCCCATGTAACACCTGTAGGGCTTTCACCGCCTTGTATGGGTAGCTTAGTCGGCGCTGTAGCAGCTACTAGCATCTCAATCAACTGCACTGATTCTGCTGTAGTTACTAGGTCGCGGGCTACATCAAAGTCTTCTGGACTCATATTGTTCTTCATGAACCCTTCGATAGTCTTAATGCGCTGCTGTGCGTTGTCCCCTAGCTTCGCCAACTCCTGCTCCTGCTCAACCTGCTCTACAGCTTCAGACTGTGCGGTTAACAGTTCCCATGCATCGTTAAATGCGTCCTGAGACATGTTGGTTCTAGTAGCAAACTCAGTCAGTTCTTCGAGCAAAGCATCACCAGACTCTACACCTTCAGGGCCAGCATAGCCGTCTTTAGGTGCGCCTGTGAATCCACCGAACTTCTTCTCTAGCTCTGTATATGCTTTAGCCTGTTCAGCTACTGACTTGTACTTGGTAGGGTTGTACCACTCAGGCATCTCGCCTGCACCCTTGATACCTTCTGATAGAAAGTATTCACCTTCACTTAACTCTGGCGATGACTGATCTAACAGGGTATCGCTTGTTGTTTCTTCTACTGCGGCCTGTTCTTCTGACATTAAATCTTCTCCCAGGGTAAATCAATAATCTTCCTCGACTTCCCTAATGGTTGGTGTTTAAGTTTGATCTCGCATAACTTGCGCTGTCCATTGAGCAAAGCAAGAGTATTAACGTCAATCCATTCGACGCTTTTGCCATCACGGTTACACCGGAATGCACAAAACTTACTGACATAATCAAACCCATCGAACTTGTACTGTTTAGCCAAGTCGTGCAGCCACTCCATATCGAAGCCAATCTTCTCTAGGTACTTCTTGGAGTCGTCGCCTATAAGAATCTTGGGCGTTGCCTTTACGACACGCTTCTTAACTTCTTTCGTCATAGTGTTTCTGCCTGATTGATTTGATTGATGATGAACTTAACTACGCCTGACTCACCGTTATGGTAGGCAGATTCATAGTTAACGTTCGGGGAACCAAAGGAGGTATCGTTATCGTAGATAAAACGCTTGTGTAGATCAGCAATAACCTGCTTGCCTTCCTCAGAGTTAAAGCAGCGGTTGTATGCTTTGGCGAGAGCAGCAGCCTTAGCACGTTTTTCAGCCGTCTGCTTTTTTGCGGCCTCTGGATTAACAGAAGCCTTCTCGATATTATCCCAACTCATTGTACTGGCGGCTGACTCGTGGGCAATCCAGCTTGTTCAGCTTGTGCGCCAGCTTGGATAATCTGTTGTTTCTCGGTTTCGCTTCGCAATAGTTCAGCAGGCATACCAGTTTTACCTCCAGCCCATGTACCAAAGTCTTCCATCTTAAAGGAGATCATGGCTTGGTCTGGGCCAGCAGTCTGTAATACAAATGCTACAGCCTGTTGTACGCTCATCAAGTCCTCACCATCTTGCGCCTTAGCCAATGGAGACAAGAATTTAATATCAATGTCTCTGCCATCTAACTGTATGGGGGTGATTAGCCCTCTACGAGTTAGAATAGCTGCTACACGCTTGATGATAGGGATTAATACTTCGGTCTGCAAGCGACCAAACGCAGAACCAATGCGTTTTGCTAGTTCTCTGGACTCAATAGCCACCTCAGTAGCACTGCGTACAGGGCCAGTAGGGTCGCGCAGATCGTTAAACAGGGCACGTTTGATAGCAGTCTGTAGCTCTACAAT